AGTAGCTGGAGCAAGAGTTCCACTAACAGTCAGATTATTAGGAAATGTATAAGCTGCATTCTGGAATGATCCAGCTGTAACATTTGCAGCAGTAACACTTGTTGGGCCACTTAAAGAACCCGCAGTAACAGTTCCAGTAACCGTTAGATTGCCAGTAATAACTGGAGTTCCAGTCACCGTAAGCGTAGTAAGATCCAATACAGTTCCACCAACAATTGCAGCACTAACAAGTGCTGGAGTAGTAAGAGCTGCATTGGTAATTGCAGTACCGTTAGGAACAGTCAGTGTAGTAGGAGCAACAGTACCACCAGAGATGGTAGCTCCTGTAGCCGTCATGGTTCCTGTAATGGTTGGGCTAGCAAGTGACGCACCAGAGTTTGTGATTGAAATCAAACTTGCTGCATCGCTTGAGTTACGAATAGTCATGCCAGCAGAAGGAATGACAATCTTAGTAACTCGCTGTGGGTCAGTTGCACTAGAAAGATCTACTCCAAGGATATCCGTAAAACGCTCATTGAGGGCGATCTTTACATTACGGATAATCTCATCAATAGTATTTGCTTCCTCCAAACCAGTAGGAGTAGCAAGATCAAAACTTTGAGCATATGTCATGCGGATCTCTCTTTCTTAATCTTGGATAGGGCAAGCTCAGTTACACGATTTGTGCGCAGAAGCCAACCCTTTAAAAACTTCAAATCCTTTGGTCTAGTTGCAACTAAGCCACGATAAAACTCTTTTCGTAGTTCTGAGTATCCGTGGATCAAATCTTCTGTATCGGAAGACTTAATCTTTCCTAGTGTTATAGGACCAATGACTCCATCATCTTCCACACCCACGGAGCGCTGTAAAATCTTAGCAGCTTGCCTATTTCCTGCATTAACGGCGAAGTCGAAGTGCAGTATATTTAAACCTTCTGGAAGTTCTGAAGCTTTGCAACTTGTCCAAATATCAAAATAAATCTTAGACATTTCGACTTTTGTTAGATGCCGAACTGAACGTTCTTCGTGTCCTTGGCTTTTACGAAAAGCGTCATAAGTCTTTTGAGTTATTCCTTTATTCGTTGCGCCGCCAGAATCTTTAGGATCATTAACATATCCTCCTTCTTCTTTCAAAATAAATGGAAAGGCTTCCGAAAACATCAGTCGTCAGTCTCCATTTCAGAAGTATAGCCACTGTTGTTATGCCCAGCCTCATTCATGAGGAGTCGTTCCAACCTTCTTTCGAGGCGAATAAGACGAGAACGAATTCCATTTCGTCCGTCAATACCAATCATAACTGTGCGAAGTGCTTTTATCTCTTCGGAGATATCTGATAGTTTCTTAATAAGATAGCCAACGAAGGGAATTAACCCAAGCTCCACTGCCTTGAAGATAAAGTCTAAAACCTCAGTATTCACGGATAGCGCCTCCGGTACACGCGAAGCCCTGAGAATACTCGGTCTTCATGATCCTTTGTTTCTTCTGTGTCGAGGGACTGAATAAGAAGCGACTGTTGTGCTTGAGCTTCTTGTCCGCGAGTCCAATCCCCGATAGCATAAAAGCCTCTGGATACCGCACCCCACAAAATGACTTCATGCCATTCTTGAGGAGCGTCAGGTCCAGAGGCTTGAATATCTGCAAGTGTACGAAGATATTTTACGCTAATATCATACACATTATCAGGATTAGGCCAGAGGATAAAATTAGATCCTCTACGAGAATAATGAGTTGGTCTATCTTGTGCATCTGTATCCTTCAGTTTGAACATATCCCAATCGGCAATATTCGTGAGAGGTTCCCACGCATCATCACCAGGTTCTTGAAGGATAACTTTTTGGAGAGCATCGGAGTCCGTTGGCAATGCATATGTGTCATCGCCAGCGGTCGTGCTAAAGTCGTATACTGCGTCCTTTTCAGAGAATCGCAGTTGGGATGAGAGCATCCACCATGCACGGTTCAGCAGAAGATCTGCTTGAGTGTCCGGTAGATCCAACACATCCATACCAAGATGTGTTCTCAAATCTTGGCGAAGGACAGCTAGAGACAAGGGCATACATATACCGTGATGGAAGATTCTGTGCCGCGTTTTTTACATGCCAGAGAGACTGGTGTCTTTTTTTCAAGGACCAACTCCTCGTGTAATTCAACCGATCCAGTCGAAGTCTTAACACAGAGTTCGGAATCGCTATGGTCGGATGTGAATTTCCAACGACCAGAGGGAAGAATTACACGAGGAAAATTGATTTCCTCAGAGGGGCGCGATGATACAATTAGTGGGATGCGCATGGCCTAAGAGATTAGAAGTGCTGAATGAGAATCTTAACTTCGCCACCAGCAGTGGCTTGCGTAGTGAGCGCAACACCAACACGCTGATCAGCTGTAGTGCCAGGAATTACACGGCCAGCAGTTGCCGCGGACGGAACTGCGTTGAAGTTGGTACCAGCAGTAAAGCCACTAGCGCCAACAATTGCACGAGCAACACCAGAGATCTGAACGATAACTTGCTGTCCGCTCGTAGCAGCAGTGGTGCCAACAGCATCATTAGTACGATTGCCGTTAGCATCACCACCAACAACGAAACCAACGAAGCCAACATAGTTAGCAGCGGTGGCAGACTTGTCTACGATACCAACACCAGCAAGGTAAACCGCATCACCAACTAGCAGTGTAGTGCTGCTCGCAGTGAACAAGTGAACAATGCCGCCAGTGGCGTTCGAAGTGTTCTCGTCAGATTCCCCTCGGATGTTGACCCAAGAAAATCCAGTAGGGGTTTCCATGATTACGCGCTCGGGTTAGTGCCGTACCAGCCACGCCAGTTGTAGAACCAAATGATCCAGCGACCACGCGCCTTCACCTTGGCAGCATCAACTTCATTGTCGTACCAATCCGTCATCGTGATAGCTTCACGGTTCAGGAAGTGTGCATCGTTGACTTCGCTATCCACAATGAAGTAGTGGAACAGGTTCGTCATGTACGGATTAACAATGATCTTCGTCGGCTTGAAGTTACGACGAATCGGATTGTCTTGGTTGTTCGCAGTGAACGGCTCAAGGCTCGACTCAAGAATCTGATACGCCTTGTTCACCTGACCCTGATCGTTAGCAATCATGAGCGTGTTCGGCATAACCATCATCGGATCGCCGTTCTCATTCTTGCACTTGCGCGACAGGTCCATCAGTGCAGTGAAGCCAGCAACAGAAAGCGACACGGCAGTAGAAGGCATATTCGCAATAGTGCTCGTGCTGTTGATCAGCGTGTGAGCAGTGTTAAGAAGCGAAAGGTTGTCCATGCCCTTGAAGTTCGTACCAGTGAACGCATCGTTAACGAGCGCAACACCAGCATATTCCTTCGTATACATGGCAGCTTCAGCCAGCCACTTCGAACCTTGATTCAGCTTACCATACTGATCGTCGTCGATGGCTTCCTTCGAGAGGTAATAGCCAGCCTTGTACGTCTTGTCAACGGCCATAACCTTCGGGCCACTCACAACTTCCTGATAAACGACAGGCTCAAGTTCACGCGACTGAATCAGACGATTCGGACCAACAAGCGTAGTGGCCGAAATTTCAGGGAGGTTATGCGAACCTTCCTTGAGGTACTGATTGTACATAAGTGGAAACTTCTTGATCGTATCCTGAAAGTCCTTTCGGAGTCCCGGACGTGCAAGAAGACGATGCTGTTGAATCATCGACATTGTTTTATCTCATCCTAGGATTAAAGAGCCGCAGCAGAAGCGTTGCGAATCTTGAAAAGAACAACACCGTTGCCGTACAGGGTGTTGTCAATTCCAGTCACAACAACGCAAACGTTGGTAGTATCGGAACGATTAACAGTCCAGTAACCATCAGACTGCTTCACAAGGCCATACGCAATACCGATATCGGTAACAGCGGGAGCCACAAGCGTTGCACCAGTCGAAATCTGACCATAGAACGTGGTGTTACGATTCGCAGGAAAGATAGGAATCGTGTTCTCACGACCAGTTACGGTCGTCGGAGAATCACCAGCGTCATAACCAAAAGCAGACTGGTTAATCGCACCAGCAATACCAGCAAGGCCAGTAGTGCAAGCGGCTGCATCAGCGGCCTCAGCAAGAGTACCACTAGAGAACTTCATAGGAGCACCAATCTTCTGCGTTTGCGACGCAGCAAGAGTATAGTGCTTCGTTGCCGGAGTCCCGCTAGTATCAGCGAAAGCGGGACGAATCGGAAGAGCCATTTCGTTTTACCTCGGGATATGTGACTGGAGTTCTGCTCCAGAGATGCTTCGACCAATTGAACTTTCGGACTCAACACCAAGACCAAGACGAGCTGCGTATGCTTTGTACTGGTCGTTAGCAGTATCGGAATTAATACCACTCTGGCGTTCAGCCATAATAGCTGCCTGCTCCGTCTGTGCTACAAACTTCCACTTAGGTATTACCATGAAACGTACATCACCAACAGTGCTACCATCTGGGCGTTCATGCAAACGGTTATGGGCTTTAAGATAATCAGCTCCATCAACATAACCTTTTGCTTGAGCATGAAACTGCGAAAAGTCGTCGATACCAATCCATTCACCATGAAGGTCTTCTGGAAGATCAACATTCAACCGATCATTAACAAACGAACGGTCAGCAGTTTCAAACAGACGGCGCTTATAGTCAAGTACTTCCTTATCGGAAGGCTTAATTTCAATATCGTTGCTCATACAGTGATACCCTCGTCATTGTTTACAATGGTGAAGAAGGCATCAATGTCTGTTGCCTTACTAGGATCATAACCAGCTCTACGCATCGCAGTACGCTCAAGCTCAGAAAGCTTAGGAGTAGAACGAACAGGGGCGGGAGCACCGTTAATACGAGAAGTCGGAGTAGCTTGACGAGGAGGCATAGTATTGTTTTGCTGTTGTGGCTGAGATGCCGCATTCATCGCAGTGTAGTAACCGATAGTAGCAAATGCTTGAGTTGCATATGCACCAGCATCTACACTAGGAGAAGTCTGCAACTGACCACGGATAGTTCCCGAAAGAACATCACGATACTGTGCAAGATGTGGAAACTG